CGGCTGATCGAGACGGGGCTTCAAATTCACGCACAAAGGAGAGCAGCATGACCAACCTTAACCTGATTACGCACACGCCGCATTTTCGTGTTCGTCTAGTGTCCCACTTGGCGCGGATGCTCGGCATCTTGATCCATGTCGAGGGCATCCCGTTTGGGAGCGATAGATGCGTTAGGCCGTGGCAGACTGACGCAACTTGCGGGGCGAGGCAATGAGGGGGTTGCAGATCGATGCGCAGCTGCGAGCGGCATGAACTGGCCTGCTATAATTGGCATTCTAATTGGCGCGGCAGTGAACTGCGCCGTTTGGATTCCGCTGTTCCGCTGGGCCAATAGGAGATGAGAGATGGCCGATGAGATCAACAATGGCGATGTTTATGTGAGCGATGGCGGCGGCACGTGGACGTTCGACGGCTATTTCAGGCGCATATGGGCCAGCCACCACCGCGCCGCCCTGCTTCACGCCAAGCCAAAGAGACTGAATGCCCCAGTCTATGAACAAATCGAAAGCGAGATGGTGGGGTGGGAAAGCGAGCGCTCGCTAGAGAAGCATATCGAGGAGCTGCGGAAGATCGCCGCCAAGGCCCCGAAAGGCCGCAAGGTTGTGATCGAGTTCGAACGCGAGAGCGATTACGAGGGCGGTTACGACACCTATCGCCGCATCGGCTTTTATCGTCCGCCAACGGACGAAGAGGTTGAGGAACGCAAGGCCCGCAATGCGGAAATCCGCGAGGTTCAGGCGGAGGCCAAGCTGGCCGCCGATGAGAAAGAGCGCCAAGAGTTCGAGCGCCTGAAGGCCAAGTATGCGACCAACGCATAGGTTCGCGATCCGTTCCCGAAATATTTTGGCTGCGTTCTGCTTTTGGGCTTGACACGTTCCCTTGTATATGGGAAAATACACGTAATTGATGATTTGAGTTGCGCCTATCGCAACCGATCCAAACCGCCCGCGCCCACTGACTGAGCCAAGCTAGCAAAGGCCAGTTACGGCGCGGGTTTCGTATTTTCTGCGCCGCCGGAATACGTTGAGACAGAGGCGCGCAGTCCCCGCCGATCCCAACCAACCGCGATCAAATGATCCTGGACCAACAGGCGCGTTGGCTCTGGCTGCGTCGGCGGGCTGATTTCGGAGAGCGCCAAATGAGTAGCGCTCGCAAAGCTCTCATAGTTCGGAGTAGGGCCGTGCCTGAAACTGCGTCGCTTATTGCAGACGGCCTGCATGATGTAGCTGACGCAATGCGGATGATTGCCGGCGTCCTGGCATGGGGTGCGGCGCAGGAGCATTCTGACACGCACGGACGGCAGAAGGAAATGGCCGCCGTCATCATGCGGTTCGCAATGGAAGGCTACTTCTCGACCAAGGTTGATGGAGTGAGGGTGAGCCAGGCCGATCAGGAGCAGGCCGAGGCAATGTTCTGCAAGCTCTTCCCGCAAGCCAAGACGCGCCGCCGATGACCCTCAAGGTAGTCTCCGACAACACGGTAGAGCTACCCGTTCGCAATTTGATGGACATTCCCTCGATGGCTCGCGGCTTTGCCGAGGACCTGGAGAGCAACGAATATGGTGACGTCACCCGCGTCATTGTGGTGATGGATTCACCCGATGGTTTGAGAACGCTGCAATGGGGCGAAAGCGTTTCGACCTACGAAGCGATCGGCATCCTTGAAGCAGCGAAGATTACGAGCTTCGATAACCTGTTCAGCGAGGACTAGTGCAAGCCGCTGAAATATGCTAGCGCGGCGGCATGTTCGCGTCTCTGCAACAGATTGTAGAAGACTGCCTCGCGGCGTTCCGGGCGGCCGGCCATGTCGCCCGCCTAGATGAAGATGGCGAGCCTGACGAAACCGCGATGGAGTTCGATGATTACGACACGGGCACCGGCCACAACGGCTATATCTGCGAGAAATGCGGCGATAGCGTTTGTATCTGGTGTTGGTCCAATGATCGCGAGATCGGCGGAGCGATAGGGCCGTGTCGAGGAATAACTACGGCCGCATCCAAGGCAGAGCAGGCGTAAGGATAAGGGAACGCAGGCGAGCGCTCTACCCACTATGTGCCGAGTGCCTGGCCCAAGGTATCGTCACCCCTACTGACGAGATCGACCACATCGTACCGCTAAGCCAAGGCGGAACGGACATGGACGACAACAGCCAGGGACTATGCCGCACGCACCATGAGGCGAAGACGGCAAAGGAGGCCAACCACTACGCCGCAGTCAATCATCCCGATTGGCTAGAGCCGTCTGCCATACCGCTCACCATCGTGTGCGGCCCGCCCGCATCGGGCAAGACGACATACGTTGAGGACAACGCCAAGCTGGGCGATACCGTCATTAGCTTGGACGACATCATTACCAAGCTACGACCAACGTATCGCCATTGGCAGGGTGGCTGGGACAAGGAGCTGTTCAACCGTGGCATTCGTGAGCGCAACGCCATACTCGGCAAGCTCAAGAACGCTGAGTATGGAAGGGCATGGTTCATCATATCCGCGCCCACTGAGGCAGAGCGCAAGTGGTGGCAGAGCAAGCTAGGCGGCGAGATCGTCCTGCTCCACCCCGGCATAGATGAATGCAAGCGCAGAGCAATGGAGCGCGGCACACCCAATGCCATCGCCGGCATCGACAAATGGGAACGCGCAGCAAGGCAACCGTGGCTCGCACCACAGAGCAAGGCAGCGAAGCCAACGATCGGAGTGGATGGATGGCCGATAGCCTGACCGCACCGCCTGCAAGCTATTCAATAGGACAGCCAGACTATGATCCTGAAGTTGGGCGTAACCTATGTGTGCGCGTTGATGGAGCAGATCAGTCGAACGTGGTCGAATACGACTGCGTGGCCGGAACTGTAGTCCGCAATAAGCTAGATGAACACGGGCGACCCCAGCTGAACGCTCGCCGTGATCATGTGCTGCGAGAGACGGTGCGAGGCAAGGTCACCGTTTCGTGGAGGGAGGGGCGGGTCAAATCTCTCTGACCGCCCAGACGGACAGCGGCGCCGAACAAGAAAAAAAACGCTAATACAGGATTTTCCCATGACCGCTCGAAAGCAGCGCATCGACAGTGCTACTGCGGCGGTTCGCGTCATGGCCTCGGCGTTAGACACGTTGAGTCCGCCTGAGCATTGCCCGCTGCCAGAAGCGGCGATGCCTTTTTGGGAGGCCATCACGCGGGGGCGCACGCGCGAGGAATGGGAAGGCACCCCCGCCTTACTTGCGACGGCTTCAAATCTCGCCTGGACGCAATGGCAGATTCAGAAGCTGCGTGAGGCGATCGAGAACGATCCTCTACCGGAAGCCAAGATGGTTTCGCGGATGAGCGACCTTCAGCGATTGGAAATGGCTTACCTTCGCACGCTCCAGCAGCACGGGCGCGGAGCCGAAGGTGAGGCAAGGGACGTTGGCAAGCGTAGGGCGCAGGCAAGCGGGATCGTCAAGGACAACCCGATGGATGATGACCTCATCGCGAGGCCGTCGCTCAACTGATGACCCGCGGCGAGAAGGTTTGCGCCTTCATCGAACGACATCTTCGGATACCGGAAGGCTCGCTGGTCGGGCAACCGATCAAACTCGCTGACTTTCAGCGCAAGTTCGTCCTAGACATTTACGACAATCCCGCAGGCACAAGGCGGGCCTACCTCGCCATCGCGAGAAAGAACGGCAAGTCCGCTTTGATCGCCTGCCTGCTACTGGCTCACCTCGTGGGTCCGGAAGCGGTGTTGAACTCGCAGCTCGTGTCTGGCGCTCGTTCGCGGGACCAAGCGGCGCTAGTCTTCAACCTCGCGGCGAAGATGATCGAGCTATCGCCCGAGCTCAAGAAGCTGGTTCGGATAGTGCCGTCGGGCAAGAGGCTGATCGGCCTTCCGATGAACACGGAATATCGGGCACTGGCGGCCGAAGGGACTACGGCACACGGGCTCAGTCCTGTGCTCGCGATCCTGGACGAAGTTGGTCAGGTGAAGGGGCCGCAGGATGCGTTCATTGACGCCATCACAACGGCGCAAGGCGCGCATGAGAAGCCTTTACTCATCGCGATCTCAACGCAAGCGCCGACTGATGCGGATCTGTTTTCTATCTGGCTCGATGACGCCGAGCGAAGTGGCGACCCTGCTATTGTCTCCCACGTTTACGCGGCTCCCGAAGACTGCGCGCTAGACGACGAGGAAGCGTGGAAGGCGGCTAACCCGGCGATCGGGTTGTTCCGCTCTCGAAGGGACGTTGAGGAACAAGCCGCCCAAGCGCTGAGAATGCCGAGCGCGGAGAATACGTTCCGCGTCCTCACATTGAATCAACGCGTCAACATGGTTGCGGCATTCGTGTCTCCGGGCGTGTGGAAGGCCGGCAACGGTGCGCCCGGAGAACTGGACGGAGTTGTTTATGGCGGGCTCGACCTCTCGGCCACAACCGACCTTACCGCCCTCGTTCTCATATGCCGGAAAGATGGCGTCGTTCACGTTCGGCCATTCTTCTGGATGCCGGTCGAATCCGTATCCGAGGCGTCGCGTCGCGATAAAGCGCCCTATGATGTCTGGGTACGGGATGGGTTGCTACGAACAACCCCCGGCAGGGTCATCGATTACGATTACGTTGCGCGAGATATTGGCGAGCTTACCAGCGGACTTTCTATAGCCAAGATCGGCTTTGATCGCTGGCGAATGGACCGAATGCAACAGGCGCTCGCAAGGCAGGGCGTCGAGCTCCCGCTTGAGCCGTTTGGTCAGGGCTACATGAGCATGAGCCCCGCTTTGGACGCGCTGGAAGCGGACCTGTTGAAAGAATGCGTCCGCCACGGCGGGCATCCGGTGCTGGCGATGTGCGCGGCAAATGCTGTCGCGGTCTCTGACCCGGCAGGAAACCGAAAACTGGACAAGGCGAAAGCGACGGGCCGCATCGATGGTCTTGTTGCATTGGCAATGGCGGAAGGGGTTGAGGCGATGATGCAGGAAGCCGTTCCCGTTTCGCCGTGGGATGATCCGAACTTTTCGCTGGTGAACGCATGAGGTGGTCGTGGCGGAAGGCGCTCGGCGTTGAACAGCGGATAATTACGGAAATACCCGGCATCGAAACGCCGGGAGCGAACATTCTCCAGGTGTTCGGTCTTGGCGATGTTTCTTTGCCGAGCGTGACAATGGATTCGGCGCTCACCGTACCCGCGCTATGGGCGGCCGTGGCGTTTCTGTCCCGCACACTGGCGGCTCTACCCCTGCACGCCTACCGCTCAGCTAACGGCGGAGAGCGGATCGAGGGCGGGCTGGAGACCCTGATCCACGAAGCACCCAATGCGGAGTGGACGAGCTTCAAGCTTCGTCAGCACTTCTGGCAACAGGTTTTTACCGGCGGTCGCGGCCTGCTCTACATCGAACGCAGCGGAACCAACATCATCGGCTTGTGGCCGATCGATCCGCGCAAGGCGAAGTTCAAGCGGACGGCAACGGGAGTAACGACTTACGAAGTCGGCGGAAAGCTCTATTCTGCCAACGAAATCATCGACGTTCCCTTTATGCTTAAACCGGACGGTCTCTGTCACTACAGCCCGATTACGCAGGGCGCAGAAGTCATTCAGCTCGCCATCGCCATGACGAGATACGGCGCGAAGTTCTTCGCTGGCGGCGGGGTTCCGCCGTTGGGGCTGTTCGGCCCTCTGGCCGCTGGGCCGCAGACGCAAAAGCGCGCCCTCGAAGATATCCAACGGGCAATCAACGTCGCCAAGGACTCCGGTTCGCAAATCGTCCCCCTCCCCGCAGGCCACGAACTGAGGCCAATCGGCTACGAGCCGGAAAAGGGGCAGATGACGGACGGACAGCGGTTCGTGGTCGAGCAGATTGCCCGCCTCTACCAGATGCCGCCCGTGTTCCTGCAAGACCTGACCAACGGGACGTTCTCGAACACCGAGCAGCAAGACCTCTTCTTCGTGAAGCATCTTGTCGGGCAGTGGGCCGATACGTTCGAGCAGGAATGCAATCTCAAGCTGTTCGGGCAACGGAACGGCGGTCGCTACGTCGAGCACAACCTGGACGGGTTGCTCCGCGGCGACTTCAAGGCCCGCGCAGAAGCGGTGGCCAGCTTGGTTCAGTGCGCGGTTTATTCGCCCGAAACGGGCGCGAAATACATGGGGCAGGAGCCGAGCGGCAACCCTGCGGCATCAAGGCTCTACATGCAGGGCGCAATGGTGCCGATCGAGGACGCCGGCAAGCAACTTCAGGGAACGCCACCGCCCAATGGGGAGCAGGATGGAACGTCGCAAAATTGAATCTCCGGTCGAGATCCGGGTGGATGGCGAAAGCAGACAGGTCGCCGGATATGGCGCCGTGTTCAATAGCGAGACCGTGATCGGCCGCAGCTTTCGGGAACGCATCCTTCCGGGGGCGTTCAGGCGAGCGCTTGGCGGCGACGTGTTCTCGTTCTTCAACCACGACGAGTCCAAGGTTCTCGGCCGCACAAAATCCGGAACGCTCCGGCTGGTCGAGGATGACAACGGGCTCCGCTACGAAGTGGACCTTCCCGACACCTCAGCCGCCCGCGATCTGCAAGTGTCGATGGACCGCGGCGACGTGGACGGTTCGAGCTTCATGTTCGACATCCCTGAAGGCGGGGACGAGTGGGACTTCAGCGGCGACATGCCGCTCCGCACGATCCGCGAGGCGAATCTCTACGAGGTGGGTCCGGTGACAATGCCGGCTTACCCGGACGCAACCTCCGCCCTCCGCTCGATGGAGGAAGCGCGCAAATCCGCTGAGGAATTGGAGCGTGCCAAGCACAACGCATCACAGGCCCGCGCCCGCATCGCAGCGCGCAAGGCTGAGGCCGAACACAAGTTTCGGGGCATCAAGCCCGAATAATCCCGGCGCAAGCCGAGCCCTATAGCCCTTGGGAAAGGCGTGATCCGCACCGTCGAGACGACGGCGCTCTCTCACAGAAAGACCCAAAATGAACCTGACCGACATGCAGGACAAGCGCGGTCGCCTTGTCACTCAGGCCCGCGAGGCGCTTGAGGAAATCAAGACCAACACCGATGAGGCCCGCTCGCAGGAGCTGACCGAGCGTCACGACAAGATCATGGCGGAGTTTGACGCTCTTGAGGCGATGATCGCCAAGGAAGAGCGCCAGGCGAAGCTCGAAGCGGCGGCCACGGAAATCCGTGAGCAGCGCCGGCCTGACCAGGGCGGCGAGGCACGCGGTGTCGAAGAGGCGAAGAGGCCCGAATATCGCGAGGCGTTCGTTGCGCTCGCCCGCGCAGGCTTCGATCCGCAGGAGCTCGACGCCGAGCACCGCGCGGCGATCCGGGCAGGCATGACCGAGTTCCGCGCCCAGACGGCCGGCACCACGACTGCCGGTGGATACACCGTCCCGACCGATCTTGCGGCCGAAGTTGACCGCACGATGAAGATGTGGGGTCCGATGTATGACGAGGCGATCTGCAACGTCCTGAACACTGCTTCGGGCAATCCGATCGACTTCCCGACCGTGGACGACACCTCGGTGACCATCTCGCAGCACACGGAAGCTGCCGCGATGACCGACGACGGCTCGAAGGACGTGACGTTCGGCAAGATGACGCTCAACGCGTTCGCTTACGACACGTCATGGGTTCAGATCTCGATGGAGTTGCTGGCTGACAGCAACATCAACGTCGAGCAGCTTATCGGTTCGTTGCTCGGCGAGCGTATCGCGCGCCGCGTCAACACCGAGCTGACCACGGGTGACGGCACGGGCGATCCCAACGGCATTGTCACTGCTTCGGCGGCCGGCAAGACGGCGGCTTCGACCACGGCGTTCACTGCTGACGAGGTGATCGACCTCCTGCACTCGGTTGACCCGGCGTACCGGGCCTCGCCGAAGTGCCGGTTCATGATGCACGACAGCGTTCTCGCTGCCGCTCGCAAGCTGAAGGACGGCAACGGTCAGTATATCTGGTCGCTTGGCGACATTCGCGGGAATGCTCCGGCCACCCTTCTGGGTCAGCCCTACAGCATCAACCAGGCGATGAGCTCGACCTTCACCACTGGTCAGAAGCTGATCCTGTTCGGTGACTTCAGCAAGTATTACGTCCGCAAGGTTGGCTCGCCGGTTATCGGCGTCCGCCGCGAATACTACTGGCCGAATATCGGCCTCGCTGGCGTCGTCCGTCTCGATGGCGACCTGATCCAGTCGAGCGCGGTCAAGCACCTCAAGCTGGCTTAACCTTAATCCGGGGAGGGCTTCGGCTCTCCCCCTCTTTTTGGAGAAAGCCACATGGCTGGCAACTACAATACGACCGGCTATCGCAACAGCGATGGCCTTCCGGTCGTGCAGGGTCAGACTGCCGTAACGCAGGCGACCTCGATTACCACGGGCGTGACCTGCAACGCCTACTCGGGCGTGATTACCACGGTTTCGCAGACGGTTGCTGGCGGTGCGGAAGCATCGTTCACCGTGACCAATTCCAAGGTCGCGGCAACCGACGTTGTTAACGTCTGCGTGAAGACCCACACCTCGGCGGGCCTGTTTGCTCCCGTCGTGACGGCGGTTGCTGCTGGATCGTTCCAGATCACGCTGACCAACCTCAGCGCAAGTGCGGGCGATAACGTCCTCGTGCTCAACTTTGTTGTGCTGAAGGCAGAAGCCTAATGAGAGTGCGGATGCTTGTCGGGCTTGCTGGCGGCATCTTCCTCTCCCCTGGGGATGAGGCGGAGTTCGCGGACGCTGAGGCCATTCGCCTTATCGACGCGGGCTTTGCCGTCCCTGCCGAAAAGAAAATCGAGCGCGCAACGAAGCGCGTCGCAGAGAAACGCAAGAAATAACTGGGGCGGAGCCGGGAAGAAGTTGGCGCTTCTCCCGGCCCCTGACCGCATAGGGGAGCACCCTACACGGCTGCGAGGAAGGCTTACCCAGAGCCGTGTGATTCGCAATGCCGTGCCAATCAGGATGATCTGAAATGGCTGTAACCTATGACGCGTCGGTGAAGACCGCGCGCATCACCGCCACGCGCGATGCAGTGGCGAATGGAACATTGGAAATCGGCACGGCGAGCATGGCTTCGGTGCTTGCGACGTTCGGCCTATCGGCGACGAGTGGCACTGTATCCGGCTCTGTCTGGACACTCGCGTTTGATGCTTCGACGGTCGCGGCCTCGGCCGGCGGCACCGCGGCGGCGGCGCGGATCAAGGACAGCGGCGGAACGGCTCGGATTACCGGCCTCACGGTCGGAACGTCGGGCTCGGACATCATTCTCGACAACACCTCGATCAACAGCGGGCAGAACGTCACCCTTAGCTCAGCGACGATTACACACGGCTAATGGCACGGACGCTAAGCGCGGTTTCGCTTACCGCGCCCGCGAGTCCTGTTTCCCAGAATACGGGAACGACGTTCACCTTCACCGCGACGCCCACCTTTTCGGGAACTTCGACGGTCAACCGCTACGACCTCAAGTTCGAGGTCAATAACGGCGGCGGGTTTGTTACGATCGGCGCGGCCACCGGCCTCACGACCGCCAATACGAATCCCGTCACGAACCTGAACATCACCACGGCAACCTCGATCACGGTAACGTGCGCGACAGCGGGAAGCTATACGATCAGGGTCTCGGGCGCTCCCACGACGGGCGGCTCGTATACCCTGACATCCGCCACGCAAACGGTGACGGTCAGCCAGCCCGCCATAACGGGATCGCTGGCAGCGACTGATAGCGGAACAGACACTGCGGCGATGACCGGCTCAGCCGGTGTTGCGGGAAGCCTGTCCGCAAGCGAAAGCGGCGGTGACACGTTCGCCGGATCGGGAACGGTCGAGGCTGGTATCACGGGTTCGCTCAGCGCCACGGATGCTGGCGCGGACACAGCATCCGTGTCTGGATCGGTCGGTGTATCGGGAAGCCTGGGCGCAACCGACGCCGGAAGCGATACGGCAGCCGCAAGCGGGACCGTTTCTGTTTCCGGCAGCGTGTCCGCGACGGACGCGGGCACCGATAGCGCCAGCGCAAGCGCATCGGTCGCGATTGGCGGTTCGCTGGCGGCAACGGATAGTGGTTCGGATACGGCCACGGCATCGGGAGCGGTCGGCATTTCCGGCCAACTCGCCGCCGCCGAAACGGGAGCGGATGGCTTCGCCGGTTCGGGGTCGCTTGAAGGCGGAATCAGCGGCTCGCTCGCTGCAACCGAGAGTGGCGAAGACGTGGCGACGTTCAGCGGCATGGCGCTGCTGACGGCACTGCTGAGCGCCACCGAGACAGACGGAGATGTGTTCGCGGGAACGGGAACGGCGTCAACCGACGTGACCGGCTCGCTGAACGCAACCGACCAAGGCGATGACGTAGCAGCGCTGACCGGACTGGTTCTGGTGAGCGGGGAGTTGATTGCAGCGGATGTGGGGTGCGACTTTATGAGTTCGAGCTATCTCGCGCCCTGCCGCAAATCATGCCCGGCGGGAAAGTCGGTCCGCAGCGGCCAAATCCATAGCCGACCAGCCAACATTTCGAGGGCGACGCGATGAGCTTGCGGCTGATTACGGCTCCCACCGAATATCCCGTCACACGGGTTGAGGCGAAGCAGCATTGCCGGGTCGATGGAACCGAAGAAGACGGGTTGATCGACACCTACATTGCCGCCGCGACTGCTCATGTCGAAGCTGTCACCGGACGGGCGATCATGGACCAGACGTGGGAGCTCGTGCTGGACGATTTCTCGGACGCGATCCTGCTCCCCAAGGGGCCGGTCCAGTCTATTACCTCTATCACCTATTACGATACGAACAGCGCTCTCCAGACGCTCGCGAGCGACCAATACACGCTCGACAACGTGTCGGACCCGTCGTGGATCGTGCGTCCCGATGACGTGACCTATCCCGATGTCGCGGACGGCGTGAACAACGTCATCATCCGCTTTGTTGCTGGTTATTCGGACGTGCCGCAGACCCTCAAGGCGGCGCTGATGATCCTGATCGCTTACTTTTACGACAACCGCTCGACCGGGGAGATCCCCGAAGTCGTGAACACGCTTCTCACCAACGACCGCTCATTCGCATTCTGAAGGAAACACTAGATGGCCGATCTTACGATTACTGCAACGAGTGTTGTTGCCGGTTCGGGCGCAGCGATCACCGAAGGCACCGCGGGCGCGACGCTCACTGCGGGCCAGGTGGTCTATCTAGATAGCTCGACCAACACCTACAAACTCGCCGATTGCAACAGCGCGACCGCTGCGGTTCGCTCGCCCGCAGGGATTGCGCTCAACGGTGCCGCTGCAAACCAGCCCGTCGGCGTGTTGACGCGCGGCCCGATCACCATCGGCGCGACGGTTGCCGTGGGCGTTCCGTATTTCCTTTCGGGAACACCGGGCGGCATCCGTCCTCTAGCCGATAACGTCACGGGCGATTACGTCACCATTCTCGGGATTGGCACGTCCACCTCGGTTATCGACGTGAAGATCCACGAGTCCGGCGCGGCGATGGCCTAATGGATGCAGGCTCGCTCGATCGCCGCATCACGCTCCAGAGACAGGGCGTGGAGACGGACGACGGTTTCCAGACCGTTCCCGGCGCTTGGGCGGACCTTGCATATGTGTGGGCGCGCTACGTTCCTTTGACGGGAGCGGAGCGCGCCGCAGCATCGCAAACTGAGGCGTTCGGCAAAGCCAATTTCGAAATCCGCAAGGATACGAGCTGGGCCGACCTCAACGCGAAGGACCGGCTTACGGATTCGTACGGAAGGGTGTTCAACATCCTCAACGTGACCGAGCCTCGCCGGGGCCGGCTGTTCGTGGAGACGGTGAGTGCCGGAGACAGTTAAGGTCACTGGCCTCAAGGAACTAGACGCGGCACTCTCCGAACTACCGAAGGCAACGGCACGTAACGTTCTCAAGCGCTCGCTCAAACCCGCCGCCGATGTGGTGGACCGCGAAGCCTCCGCGAACGCTCCGGAAGACACCGGCAAACTCGAACAGTCGGTCATCGTCGGAACGCGGCTCACCAGAAGTCAATCGCGAGACGTGCGGCGAAACGGCAAGAGCTTTGCCGAAATCTATGTCGGCACGGCACTCGGAAGGGGCATGTTCACCGAGTTCGGGACTTACAAGGACCCGGCCCAGATGTGGTTCACCCGCGCGTGGGAAGCCACCAAGGGCGAGGCGCTGGAGATCATCTCCAAGACGCTCGGAACCGAGATCGAGAAAGCAGCGGCGAGGCTGAGAAAGAAGGGCAAGCTATGATGGAGCAGGACTTGCGTTCGCTCCTGAAGGCGGACGCCGACATTATGAGCCTCGCGACGGCAGTTGAGTGCGATGAGGTAGCGCAGGGCAAGCCAATGCCGCGCATCATTTTAGAGACCGCATTCGGTTTGCGGGACAAGCACATGGGCGGGCCGCAGGTCACTCGGACGACGCGCATCAGAGCAAGCTGCTGGGGCGAGAAATCGGCCGACACGCACACGCTCAAGGAATATCTGATTGCGGCGGTTGAGGGCGCAACCGGAGTGATCCAGGGCGGCACCCGCTTCCTCGGAATATTTCCCACTGAATTGGGAAGCGGCCAAGAGGACACGCCTGACGGCATCCGGCTTCGCGAGATCATCGACCTAAGCATCTGCCACACCATTCCCTGACGGGATACGCCCTACTCGGCCTTGGGCAAGCTGAACCGCAGCGTCGGGAGACGCGGCATTCCTTCAAATGGAGCCTAACACATGACCACCAACGTGGGCATCGGCCTCGGCACGGAGTTCTGGCTGGACAACGCCTCGAACGTCCTCACCCAGCTCGATGAAGTCCTTTCCGTTACCCCGCCGAACCCGCAGATCGATGACGTGGAAGCTACGCACATGGCGTCCACCGCTCGCGAGTTCATTGCCGGCCTGATCGATTACGGCGAGGGCCAGTTCGAGTTCAACTATGTCCCGAACAACGCGACGGATGTTCTCATTCGCGCAGCGGTCGCCGATGGCAACACCCGTTCCTACAAGGTGGTGCTGCCGATCGCGGACGGCACGACGCAGGAGATCACGGGCGAGTGCATCGTCAAGGGCTGGGTTCGTAATGTTCCCATTGACGACCGCATGACCGCCACGCTGAGCATCCGTTTCAGCGGCTCGCCGACTGAGACGCATGTCTAATTTCCCGACGTTTTATGAAGAGGAGCAGGTGAAGCTCGGTGAGCAGACCCTGCTTCTCGCCATCAACTTCCGCGCGCTGGATGCAATCGAGACGCTGAGCGAGCAGCGGATGGATGATATTCTTCCATCCGTTCTCACTGGCACTGCCAAACTCGGGTTGCTGGGCAAGGTGCTCTGGGGGCTTCTTCGGGAGCACCATCCGGAAACGACGCTCGACAATGCCGCGGGACTGATGTTCGACAAGGCCACCTCGGTTTCGGTCGGGCTGGCGATGTCGGAGCTTCTTCGCCGAGCCTTCAATATCGAGGTGGAAGCGAAGGGCAAAAACCCTCCAAAGCGGCGTGGAGCATCAAAGGCTTCCTGATCGAGTGGGTTGGGGCGGGACTGGATCCAGCTCAGTTCTGGAAGCAGACCCCCAAATCATTCGTGGCGATCATGGAAGGCGCTGCACGCCGCCAGAAGCGGGAATTTGACCTCGCCATTATCCAGGCGTGGCACACGGAAGCGTTTGCTCGGGCGAAGCGGCTCAAGAAGCTGTCCGAGTATCTGGCGGACAAGCCGAAACGCAGGGCTCAGACGCCGGACGAGATGTTCGCCGCCCTTCAGCAATTGAAGGCGGCCGGTGCGCCGATGAACATTCGGCAGATCAACTGAGGGGAACGCGATGAGTGCTCTGATCGGCGCGCTCCGCGTGAGCTTGAGCGCGGACACCGCATCCTTTGAACAGGGGATGGCGCGGGCGCGCAAGAACGCCAATTCCACGGCCGGATCGATCAACAAGTCGTTCAGCGGTATTGCCAGCACGCTCAAATCGACGGCCGCGGCGTTTGGCGTGGCATTGTCCGTTGGAACGGTGGTGGCGGCCGGCAAGGCAGCGCTCGAATATGCCAGCCACTTGAGCGAGCTGGCCGATACGCTCGGACTGACGACAAAGGACCTCCAGACCTTCAGCTATGCCGCTGGACAGGTCGGCATTTCGCAGGAGGATTTGGAAACCGGCATCCAGAAGCTGACCATCAGCATGGGCAAGGCCCAGCTCGGTTCAGAAGCGCAAATAAAAGCCTTCAACGCCATTGGAATCAGCATCGATCAGCTGAAGGGCAAGAATGCCGGTGA